TTCAGCACCAGGTAAACCCATGAATGGACAGTTGCAAATATTAGGAAATGCATCAGGACAATTTGCCAATGTTGATTATGGTCCTATAATGGAGGAAAGAAATTTTTATATATTTCCATATGATATGAGACACTGTGTATATCCGTTTAATACAACAGATGAAATAAGGCGTACTCTTTCTTGTAATATGGATGTGGAATATGACCCAATTAAGAATAGGAGCGCATGATCATAACAGAACCTAAATGGAAAAGCTGGATTGTTGAAACAACCATTCCTTTATTTACACCTGATCAATGTAGACAGGTTATAGAATGTGGCCGAAGACAAAAGCCACAGAAGGCACAAGTCGGAATGGGTAAACCAGGTGGTGGTTTAAATACTGAAAAAAGAGTGACTACAATTAGTTGGATTCCATTTAAAGAAATGCCAGAAATGTACGATCAAGTAAATAAATTTATTCAGACAGCAAGTAAAAATCATTTTGGATTTGAAGATGTTTATGTAACTGAGAACGCTCAGTTTACAGAATATTCTGAAGGTGGTTTTTATGATTGGCATATGGATACTGATGCTGATATGCGTTATGAACCACCGGTGCGAAAAATATCAATGACATTATTATTATCTCCTGAAAATCAGTTTGAAGGTGGAGACTTAGAATTAATGGCCAAAGGTAAAAGAGCCCCTCTAAAACAAGGTCACGCTATTATCTTTGCATCTTTTTTACAACATAGAGTGGCACCTGTAACTCGTGGTGTAAGACAATCTTTAGTTATGTGGTTTGGCGGCACTCCTTTTAAATGATTAAAGAATATTATTTTCCGACTATTATCTACATTAAAGATGTGCCTAATCCTGAAAAATTAAATTCATATTTAGAAAAGCATATTATTGAATGGAGTAAAAAAGATTCAGGTGTAAATAAGACTAATGTTAATGGTTGGCATTCACAAACAGATATGAATAAAAAACCAGAATATGAACCTTTAATTAGAGAATTATTCCAAATGCAGAAAGAAATTATTCAAGAAGAGTATTTAGATATGAATCCTAAGTTAGGTAATATGTGGGCTAATATTAATTATCCTGGTGGATATAATCAAATGCATCTTCATCCTAATTCACTATTTTCTGGAGCTTATTATATAAAAGCGCCACCTAACTCTGGTCGATTAGCATTAATGGATCCAAGACCTGGAGTTCAACAAGTAATGCCACCTAGAAAAAAGGTAAAATTACCTAGAGAATTGTGGCGAGAAACTTATTACGATGCTATTCCTGGAAGAATAATTATGTTTCCTGCATGGATGTGGCATAAAGTAGAACCTAATAAAAACAATGATATAAGAATATCAGTATCTTTTAATTTTATATTATGATTTTTCAGTATAAAAAATATCAAGTTATTAAGAATGCAATATCTTATGAACTAGCTAATTTTATATTTAACTATTTTATGTTGAAGAGAGACGCTGTAGATTTTTTGTATAAAAATAATATAACTTATGATAATGGTTTACTAGGCACCTGGTCTGACCAGCAAGTTCCAAATACTTTTTCTTGTTATGCAGATCCTGCGATGGAGACTTTGATGATGAAGGTGCTACCAAAAATGCAACAAGAGACAGGGCTTCGATTAATACCAACATACTCTTATGCAAGGTTATATAAGAAAGGAGATATATTAAAGCGTCATAAAGATAGACCTAGTTGTGAGATATCGACTACCATTCATTTAGGAGGCAGTCGGTGGCCTATATTTATAGATGGTACAGGAGCGGATACAGTAATAGATGAATATAAGAACATACATAAACCAAATGCTCCAGAAGGCACTAAAGTCTTACTTGAAGTAGGAGATATGTTAGTATACAGTGGATGTAAACTAGAGCATTGGAGAGAACCGCTTGAAGGAGATGTCTGTGGACAAGTTTTCCTTCATTACAACCATGTGAATGGTCCTTTTGCTGAAAAGAATAGGTTCGACAAAAGGCCAATGTTAGGTATTCCCAAATTAGGGAATTAATAATATAATGGTTCTTTATGTTACAAAAAATAAGAATTCAACCAGGCTTTAATAAACAAGTTACAGCAACCGGAGGCGAAGGCCAGTGGATAGGTGGTGACTATGTACGTTTTAGATATGGTACTCCTGAAAAAGTAGGTGGTTGGGCTCAATTAGGAGACAGTACTCTTACAGGAAGAAATACAGCGCTTCATCATTTCGTCAATGCTAGTGGTATTAAATACGCAGCCATTGGTACAAATAGATTTTTATATGTATATTCTGGAGGAGCATTTTATGACATTACTCCTATTAAAGCTACAACAACATTAACTAACGCTTTTACAACAACACAAAGTGATGCAACGGTTACACTTACTTTTGCATCTGATCATAATATTTCTAAGTATGATATTATTCGTTTAGATAATTTTACTGCTATTACTGATTCTGATTTTAGTTCTAGTGATTTTGACGATACAAATTTTATGGTAACAACAGTTCCAACTGCTACGACACTTACTATTGAAATGGGATCTGTTGAATCCGGATCAGGAGCAAGTACTTCTGGTGGAATAAGAGTTCAACATTTTTATTCCATAGGACCTGCGGTTGAAGAATCAGCTGCTGGCTGGGGACTAGGTTTATGGGGTGGTACTGTTGCTGGAGAAATTACAGATACATTAGACGGTGCATTAACTTCAGGTTCATCTAGTATTGTTCTAGATAATTCTGTATCAATGCCTGCTTCAGGAACGGTTTTAATAGACAGCGAGCGAATTGCTTATACAACGAACACTACTGGAACAGGAACTTTATCCGGATTAACAAGAGGATCAGATAACACAACTGCTGCATCACATAGTGATGGAGCAACAGTTACCGATGCATCTGACTACACCAAGTGGGGTGCATCGCAAACTGGAGATATTGTAACGGCTCCTGGTCTATGGTCCCTGGACAATTTTGGAAATAAACTTATTGCAACTATCTTTGATGGTGCAACTTTTGAATGGGATTCGGATGCAACGGGAGCAACGTCCACTAGAGCAACAATCGTTGCCAATGCACCAACAGCAGCGATACAAACATTAGTATCTACACCCGATAGACACTTAGTATTTATTGGAACAGAGACAACCATTGGTACAACTAGTACACAGGATGATATGTATATACGTTGGTCGGATCAAGAATCAATTAATGCATCAACTTCATACACGCCTTCAGCAACCAATACCGCTGGTACACAAAGACTGGCCGACGGAACACGGATCGTTGCAGCGATTAGAGGTAGAGATGCAATTTACGTTTGGACCGATACGTCTTTATTTATTATGAGATTTGTTGGTGCGCCTTTCGTATTTTCATTTCAACAAGTTGGAACGAACTGTGGATTGATTGGAAAGAATGCAGCTGTCGAAGTAGATGGTTCTGCATACTGGATGTCAGAGAACGGTTTCTTTAGATATACTGGTAAACTAGAATCTTTAGCATGTTTGGTTGAAGACTATGTTTATGATGATATTAATACAGTTCCTAGACAACATATTTATGCAGGATTGAATAACTTATTTGGTGAAGTCACATGGTTTTATCCAGGAAGTGGCGCTGCATCTAATAATAGATCTGTAACTTATAATTATATGGATTCAACACCAGAACGACCTGTATGGACTACGAGCACATTGGCAAGATCAACATGGTCTGATTCACATATATTTGGAAAACCACATGCAACAGAATATGATTCAAGTGCAACTAGTGATACAACCGTTGGTAACACGGATGGTGTTACAATTTACTATGAACACGAAACAGGACAAGATCAAATTAAAGCAGGAGCAAGAACTGGTATTTCAGCAAGTATTGAATCTGGTGATTTTGACATATCAGCAACACAGGGTGGTGGAGCAGATCTTAGAGGAGATGGTGAGTACATGATGAAAATTAGAAGAGTGCTTCCAGACTTTTTACAACAAACTGGTGATGCAAGAGTGACATTAAACTTAAAAAATTATCCAACAGATTCACAAGCTAGTTCTTCACTAGGTCCTTTTACAACTACAACAAGCACAGATAAAATAGACACACGTGCAAGAGCAAGAGCTATATCTTTAAAGGTTGACAATACCAGTACTAAACAACACTGGAAACTTGGTACTTTTAGATTAGATATACAAGCGGATGGAAGAAGATAATGATAGATAAAAGTACAAAACAACATTATGAAATACAGGGTAAAGTTAAAAATTATCTTGGCAAACAGAAAATGGTTAAGGCCCCTTTATATTGGCGATCAGGAGCAAAACATCCCAAAACAGAATTAGCTTACATTACAAAAAAAGAAAAAGATTTACTTATTAAAAAAGATTTACACAAATCCTTAAAAGGTGGAGTGAACAGAGGACCTTCTGGTATCATTAGTTTAAATGGATGGGGAGATAAAGGAGATTTCGGTGGATCTAGCGGCGGAGGCGGCAACGGAAGTACAAACAGAGAAAGAGGTATTCAACAATCTTACTCGGCACCTGCACCAACACGATCACCACAAGCGTCTCAAGCTAGAGAAGAAAAGGCTAAAGCGGATAAAGCAAGAGATGAAGAGAGAGCTAATGTTAGAGAACAAGCAAGAACAAAAATAACGGCACCAAAAGCACTAAAGTCAACTATTACAGATAGAACAGTTACCAGTTTTAAAGGACCTATGGATTTAAAAGTAAAAACTCCACCAGAGGATGCAAGAGAAAAACGTATTTCTGAACAATACAAGGGTATTCGTGAAGTGGGGGGTGATGCTGAAGTTGCGACAAAAATTGCTTTGGAAGATGAAAAATTTACAGAGGAAGAATTAAAAAAAGGTATTACTGATGATGGTCGAATAATAGAATATATTGGAGACAAAGCTGTTACCAACAAAAAAGCTAAAGAATTTAGTTTAGGTTTAAAAGAAAGGGATATTAAAACTGGTGAAATTCAAAGAGGAAGAAATATAATTCATCCCATTACACAGCAAATTCAAAGTAAATTTGCACCCATTGATACACCTAAAAAAGGTATTTTAGGAACGTTAGGAAATATAGCTTTAGGCGTCCTTGCTCCTGCGCTTCTTCCAGCTAAACTTGCTAAAACGTGGTCAACATATAATCAACTTAAGGGTATGTCTAAAGTTGCTAGTAAATTCACAGGAAAAGATATTGTTGGAGATTTAACAAAGAATCTTAAAAGTAATGTAACAACAGATCTTTTATCAGGAAAAAAATATACACCAAAAGATGTTACACCAACAGATTTTAGAGATGATAGATTTAGACGAGGAGATGATAGACAAGTTATAACGGAACCACCTAAGGATGTAATAACTGAAAGTATTCAAAAATTTACACCAGAACACCTTAATCTTTTACATAAAAGATATGCCGAATTAAACAAAGTAATAGAATCAGGCGAATACATGGGACAAAAATTAAATAATAATCAATTAGTTAAACTTATAGACGCTAGTCAACAACTTAAAGCATTTTTAGTAGATCCACAAAAAATGATGATGATGGCAAGAGGTGGATTAGCGGGGTTACATGGCTAGAATTGTACAATCATTAACACAACCACTAGAGAAATACGATCAAC